AACATATCAATATTTGGCAAACGTAGCAGGCCTAGCTGCACCATACAGTAAACCAATCATGGCAGGAGGAAAAGCAGCTACAATGGCTACAGGCAACACGGTAAAACAAGTTGCAAAAGATGTTGGCAATGTAGTTTCCAAAAAAGATTCAGGGTTTAGATTAAGTGCAGGTGGTGAGAAAGCAGTAACAGGTAAGTCATCTCCTACAGAAATATTTTTCGCAAACCCAAAAAATTTAGAAAGTATAAAAGGTGACAGACAACTTGCTGGACTTACTCCAAGACTTCCAGAAACTTTAAAATTAGCGGACGTAATTGATCAAATGTCTTTGGAAGATATAGGCACAAAAAACATACGACAGATAGCTACAGAAAATAATCTTACAACTTTAATAAACCAAACAGATGAATTTGGACGCCTTAATATCGCTGTTAGACGAGGCATTAATAAATTTGGTTTAATAAACGCAGAAAAATTAAATCTTTTAGATTACAACGCAAAACCAAATGTACGAAATAATGAAGGTTACAAAAAAGTTTTTGATTTTATGAATAATCTAGAAGAGGGTACAACTTTTTCTACACAAAAAGAATTAGCAGAAGCAATAGGAGTAACTCCATCAGTTCTTAAACACGCTATCGGTGTAGATAAAAATATTACAGGTAACATTAGAAACCAAGTAAATTCTGCTGTAGATAGAGCACCAGTTGGTTCAGGTCTGCCTGATCCAGCTAAACGTTTTAAATCAGAAGTAGCCTCTTTGTTTAAGAATAGACAAGGTTTTAAAGAATATTTTGATCAAATAGATAAAGAAACTTTAGATGCAATTACAAAAGTAAGAGGAGAAGGTGGATACACTGTTTCAACCAGAAGCGCTTTTAGAATATTTGAAGATTATATGTACGATAAATACAGAAGTGTAAAACAAACTACTGGCAATTCAAAACTAACAGCAAAACAATTTGTAAATAATTATATTGATGATAGCGATTTAGATAATTTTTCAAATTATTTAAAACTTGAACGTGACAGAACAATACTTGGAGTTTCTGGAAAAGATGTCATTGATGATTTAGCAACAGACTCAAAGTATTTACCTTATCTTCAAAACAAAAATGGTGATATCGATTATACACTTTTACAAGCGGACAAGGCTCACGATGTTCCTTTATTTCTTTCAAGAATAGAGGGTAGAAACAAAAAATACAAAGATGTTGGAAGATTTAAAGGGGCTGGTATTGAGCCAGAAATAATTTCTCCAAATTTTCAAGCGTATAATTATCTTCAAGCTAATTTAGATCCTTTTGTAAATGCTGCCGCAGATGTTTTGACACAAAAAGGTTTAAAAGAAAAATATATGAAGATGCCTGTAAAAGTAATTAAGACGACAGCAGGAAAACAAAATCTCTCAAAAGATAATATTATAAGCACAGGACTTTTAAAAAAATTGGAAGAGTATGGATACAAACCAGATATTAAAAAATTTAATAATCAATTTGAATTTGTGAATGAGATATCTAACGTCATAGATAATATTTACAAAGATAGATTGATAAGAACTATAGTTCCAGTCAGAGGCCCAGCAGGAAAAAAAGATAACGTAATTTTTGGAATTGAAGATACGCAAAATGTTTCAATTAATCAAAAATTAATGTTAGGGGGAGAAAGATTAAAAGAAATATTAGATTATGCTATAGAGAAAGGTATATCACCACAAGATTTACGTGATAGCAAAGGATACATAAGAGGTTTTGAAGAAGGAGGTTTAGTAGGAGACATGACACCAGTAAAAGCTAACGTAGGTGGTTTTTTTGCAAGAATGTTTGGTAAGCCGCCAAAATTTAGAGAAGAGGGCATGGATCTTTTAGATGTTGCTAAGCCTACCAAAAAACAAGCTGCAACTTTAGAATCACTTTATCCTGGAGCAGCTTTTCCAGAAACATATCCTGGTGAAGTATTTTATTCTAATCTTGAGTTATCTTTATCGAAAAGAGATGCTCCTAAAATATTTGCAACAGATAAAGAATTTTACGATTACATAAATAAACAAGGTGTAGGCGTCGATGAAATGGACGATGCAAAAGTTTCTAGTTATGTCACTTCTAAAGCAAGAGAAGGTCAACCAATAATGTCGGATGACATTATTTCAATTGCACAACAATCACCTCTTAGAAAAGTTTATATAGATGGATATGGTTTTAGATCAGATAAAGTAAATTTAGCATCTAAAGATAAATTTGATTCTAGGACAGGCCAGCTTATTCAAGCTAAAGGACAGGGCATAAATAAAAACCCATCGTATGCTGGAACAGGTTTAAAAGACGGATACATAGAAAATTCTTATAGAGAAAGAGTTTTAAGACTACCAAAAGAATCATTAAGAGGTGATCCAGGAACTATTCCTGGTGGTAACTCTCCACACAGATTTGGAACAGACTTTGGCGACGAATCAAATGTATATACTATTGGATGGACTAGACAAACAGATAGACCTGGATTTGTAATTTCAGGACAAGCGGTAGATAAACAAACTGGTGACATCATCATGCCTTCAGCAGTAGCTGACTTAAGACAGTTACAAAGTTTAGAAGAAAAAATAAAAAAAACTTTTGAAGACCCTATTTCAAAATTAAGAGTAATAGACGGATTATTTGATGAATCTCAAGCAGGGGACGTTGCAAAAATAGTAGATGATCTAGTTTCGAAATCAGGGGGAAGACTTGATAGAGATAAAGCCTTTGGAATTGTTTTACAACAAGCAAGACAAAAACAAAATCAAATAAAAAAATTACAAGGTCAATACGTTGCTGAAAAAGAAAGAGTTGATAATTTTAAACCACAAGAACGATTAGATGTTACAGCTACTATAATTGACGAAGCACAGTCTGATGTAATGCAAAATGCAAATAGAAAAGCAAGAGAACTAGCTCTTAGACTTGATGTAATGGCAGAGGATGGAATACCAATTGAACAAATGAGAGATAGAGAACTTCTCGATTATTTTAAATCGACAGGCGGTGTTTCACGACCAGTTGGCAAAACAAAAGAGGAGTTATTAACTCAATACGAAGAATTAAAACAATTTAGCAATACATTAAAAAATTTATCTGAGATGAGACCTTTTCAAATTCCAGAAAATGCAATTAATAATTACAGAAATAATATTAAAAAAAGACAAACACAAATTATTGACTCCATGTCAGATAATATTTCTAAAGATTTGATGGAATCTCTTTATCCAGATTTACCTCTTAAAGACAGAGTACAATACCTTGATGCTTTATTTAAACAATCAGTTGCTGAAGCTGCTTATAGATTATTTGTAGAAAAAGATCCTACTGCACCGAAATTTATTGGAATAATGGGTGGAAAACAAGTTACAAACGCATACTCGCAAAGTGGTTCTACTATGACACCAATTGATGATATTGTTGCTGACAAAACTAGAAGAATCACAGATTTTAAAAATAGCATTAGGCAGGGTAATACAGGGGCTAAAATTCAAAAAAGTGAGTTTCCTGGAGTAGGAACCTATGAGTTTTATGGAGGACCTGAAGCAAGAGATCCTTCTGGGAAACACTACACAGGAGCCGCAGAAGCAATTATGAACAAAATTGCTCAAGAATACGGATCAAAACTACAAATTATAAATATAGCAACTCAACGACCAAGAACTTCTGAAGTATTTAAAATTGTTGATCAAGATACGGGAGGTGTGGTAGGTTCTGGAGAAACATACCGACAAGCTGAGACTATAGCTAATGATTTGGTTGATAATCAGGGAGGAAGGTATAGAATAGAGAGAGGACAAATTAAAAATTTTGATTCAGAACCAGTTTTTGGTTTTGAATTGCAACCACAAATGTTACAACTATTTAAGGTTTATAAATAATGGCAATAGAAAAACCACTTGGAAAAGAAGAATTATCATTAGAGGCTGCAAAGCCCGTTGATATTGAATTAGTTTCAGACGACAACTCAAATGTTCAAATGATGGACGACGGATCAGCAGTCATTGGCGATGTTCCAGAACAGCCACAAGTTGAGTTCGGTTCAAATTTAGCAGAATATTTAGACGAAGATGATTTGATGAATATATCAAATGAACTTTTAGGTAAATATGAAGATGACAAAGCTTCTAGAAAAGACTGGGAAGAAACATATACAAAAGGTTTAGATTTACTTGGGTTTAAGTATGATGAAAGATCACAACCATTTCAAGGAGCAAGTGGTGTTACGCATCCTGTTTTAGCCGAGGCAGTCACACAATTTCAAGCTCAAGCTTATAGAGAATTATTACCATCTGGAGGACCAGTAAGAACACAGATTATTGGTAAGGAAGACTTACCAAAACAGCAACAAGCTGAAAGAGTGCAAGAGTTTATGAACTATCAAATCATGCATGTCATGGAAGAGTATGATCCTGAGCTTGATCAGATGTTATTTCATCTACCTTTAGCAGGTTCAGCATTCAAAAAAGTTTATCTTGATTCAAATTTAGGAAGACCAGTCTCAAAATTTATACCAGCTGATGATTTAATAGTACCTTACACAGCTACGGATCTTCAATCTTCCGAAAGAGTTTCTCATGTTATCAGAAGAAGTTTAAATGAAATAAAGAAGATGACTGTCTCTGGTTTCTACAGAGATGTAGAATTACAAGTTTCTGCTATGGATGATAAAGTCTTAGATAAAGAGAGAAATTTGTCTGGAATACAAAAAACAAATTATGAAGACGATAACTACACTCTTTTAGAAATACATACTGATTTAGATTTACCAGGTTTTGAAAATGAAAGCGGAATTAAACTTCCATACATAGTAACTGTGGATGAAGGTAGTGGTAAAGTTCTTTCTGTTTATAGGAACTATAGAGAAAATGATCCTTTATTTAGAAAAGAACAATTTTTTGTTCATTTTAAATTTTTACCAGGTTTAGGATTTTATGGTTTTGGTTTAGTGCATATGCTTGGTGGCTTATCAAGAACTGCTACTGCAGCTTTAAGACAATTAATTGATGCAGGAACTTTAGCAAATTTACCTGCAGGATTTAAAGCACGTGGGCTTAGAATAAGAGACGACGACAATCCTTTACAACCAGGTGAATTTAGAGATGTTGATGCTCCAAGTGGCGATTTACGTGCAGGATTACTTCCTTTACCTTACAAAGAACCAAGTCAAACATTATTTTCTCTTTTAGGGTTTGTTGTACAAACAGCTACTCGATTTGCAACTGTTGCAGACCAAAAAATTGGTGAGAATCTTGGTGCTAATGCACCTGTTGGCACTACTATGGCTATGATGGAACGTGGTACAAAAGTAATGTCGGCTATTCATAAAAGACTTCATTATGCTCAAAAAATAGAATTTCAATTATTAGCACAAATATTTGCTGAATTTTTACCACAAATGTATCCTTATGAAGTAGAGGGTGGACCACCACAAGTAAAACAACAAGATTTTGATGGAAGAGTGGACATATTACCAGTTTCTGATCCAAATATATTTTCTGTTTCACAAAGAGTCGTTATGGCTCAAACACAATTACAACTTGCACAGAGCAATCCTAAGTCACATAATTTGTATGAGGCTTACAGAAGAATGTATACAGCATTAGGGGTTACAGATGTAAATTCAATTTTACCACCGCCTCAACAACCTTCACCAACTGACCCTGGAATGGAAAATGCCATGTCATTAAAGGGTGCTCCACTGAAAGCTTTTCCACAGCAAAACCATGAAGCTCATATCAACGCTCACAGAGGGTTCATGTCTTCAGCTTTAGTAAAAACAAACCCAGTTGTCATGTCAATTTTGTCATCTCATATATTTGAACATGTTGCTTTACAAGCTAGGGAAGTAACAACACAAAAATATGCTGAACAAATGCAACAATTTCAGATGCAAATACAACAAATGGTCTCTCCAGAGCAGGAACAACAGATACAAACGCAAATGCAACAACTACAAATGCAAATGGAATCAGAAATTGCTGAATTAATTAATCAAATGACTACGCAAATGATCACCGAGGAGCAAGAAGCATTAGATTCTGATGAACAAGACCCTCTTATTAAATTAAAAGAACAAGAATTACAGCTTAGAGCTATGGAAATGCAACGCAAAGACCAAGAAACTGACAAAAAACTTGATGTCGAAAGAGAAAGAATTCAATCTGGACAAGATATTGCTCAAGATCGAATAGATTCACAAGAAGATATCGCACAGTTGCGTGCAAATGTTAACTTATCTAAGCAAAAAAATGCAAGCTGAAGAAAAATTAGCAGATTTTTTTGATAAATTGATGCTTATAGCAAAAAATACTAGTCAAAATTCCGAAGATAGTATACTTTTAGCTGGTGCAATGATGGCAGTGGCAAAAGTCATTTATCATGATCATTTGAAGCCTTCAGAAGCCAAAGATTTGGAAAATCATAATGGTTATGATCTTCTTGAACTGATTAAACCAACGATACATTGATATGAACCAAAAAACACCACTAAAAGATCTTATATCATCAGAAAAGCCTCAAGATACTGAAGCTTTAGACAATATTTTTAGACCTAAAGCAAGACCAAAACAACAAGGTCAGACAGTTAGAGAATTAAGAAAAAAAGGTTTAACAGAAAAACAAATACAAAATATTTTAAAAAATGCTGAGCAAAAAAAAGATATAGAAGGTAGCCCTCATGAAGGAGTTAAAACTGATCAAGAAGGAAATCCTATTTTATCTATCGCAAAAGGTGGTATGGTAAAAAAGAAAACTAGAAAATCCAAAGTAGCTGGTAGACTAGCGAAACGTGGATACGGAGCAGCGAGGAAGTAATGGGTAAATTTAATAAAATTGATTTGGCTAATAAACAAAGAGAACAATCTGCAAAAGATTTTGTAAGGTTTCAGACTAACAAAAAAGGTGGAAATGTAATTAGCACTATTAAGACCATTGATATGGGTAAAGTTCTTGGAGTATTTCCTTTTG